CGTTGGTATTACGATTACCAGGACAGTGCGACTGGGGCCTAGGAAGGTCACACAATGTTGCTGGGGTGCGAAAGCCGGTGTAGGAATATCATCGTAACCAAATCACCGTCTCTAGGTGTATGGAGGGCCCTTCAGCCTGAGGGCCAAAGCGATCAGGCTCTGTTAACTGATCAACAAAACCAGGAGTTTGTACGCCACCTATGGTTTTGGACTGCGGTTAATGGGAAGACGCCGTCATATTTATGGCGGGGGCGTTTGAAGTACCTGATGGTGTACTAATTGCCATAGTCGCTGCCGGCTATGACTCTCAAAGTAGGTAGCACAAGAGAACTACAATCATTATACCGCGAGCCACTAGCGGTTTATCTTGTGGCATAAAGTCGAGATCAAATGTTGAATCAGTTTTCTCGCAACGTCTTATTAAGGCGATTATTCAGGACCGTTTACGTACTGTTGAACTGAACCCTGGGCCATTTCTCAATGATGTCATTCTGGGGTTTTGTCCCTGTGGGGACTGTGTACGAAAAGCCTCAGAAGTGGTTCATGAAGCCGTTGAGACAATAAACTCAGTGGATGAACGTTCTGTTTTTGATGCTGTTCGGGCATCATTACAACATGACGTCGAGAAGAACCCGGGGCCCAAGAAATCAAAGACAAGTCGTAAAATGAAGGCTAAGCCAGTTTTGACGAAAACACCAGTCATATTGACCAAAGATGAAGCACTTTTTGTTGAAATGTGCATAAATCCATTTGGCAATGGTTTATCGCGTGGTTTACACTCTTTTGGGAGTGTTGCTTATCCCCGTGCTAATCCAGAGACTGGTTTGGCGCCGATTCATTTGGTTCTCCATCGAAAGCTTGATGGAACGTGTTCACCATATAACTGTTGGTTCAATTGGACCGGCATGAACTTGACAGGCTCTGATTGGGATGCCCAATCGGAACTGGTGATGTTATATGGTAACACTTACGCTTGGAAGACTACGAGTCCCACGTGTGTCCAACATTATGCTGAAGGCAATAGTGTTTTCCAATCTTTAACCGTGAATGACAACATGAAGACACGTAGTTACATCAGGGTAGTATCATCTGGCCTTAAGGTAAATCTTCAGGTATCTGGAGATACCACAGCTGGCCAATTTAGCGGTGGTGAGTATCAATTTCCTTTATCAGATTTTGATGATCCCAATTATGATTACCGGGGTGATTTTGATGACTTTACAACTCTGATGCCCATACAACAAACTGGAGATTTAGGCATCACTGTACGTTCTGCACATTGTGACTTTGACGACTGGAAGGATGACCATATCGATGAAGTGCGCACCGATGATTGTCGGAAATTATGTGTATTTTATAGTGGTCCAACGGCAAATCGCTACTCAGTCGAATCTGTTCAACATGTATTCATTTGGCCGGATGTCGCTTCAAATCCTATAACGCGATGTCCCGTCACTTATTTTCCCAATGAATCGTATATGCGTGCGTTGATAGAGGCAGCCCCAAAAGGTGCTAAAGGGCATTCCTTTTCCGGTATCTTAGGATCTGTCAATCAGGCGGCCTCTAATTTCTTGGATGGGGCAAATAAAGTTTTGGACTATTCAAAACAAGCTCAGCGTATGCTGAGTGCTTGGGGCATCTAACTCTCAACGCCATGGAGAACGTGAACTGAAAATTTGGTTTACACCGGCTCTCCAAGCCTAACCTGCGGCTTTAACCTAGGCACCACTAAATTGTGGTAGAACATTAGGCCTTGGTTTGGCTTTAAATTAACCAGTCTGACCTGAGTCTTGAATCGGGTAGCGTCAAGTTCGACGTTGATGCGCGCGATCCCTGGTGCGTAAAGCCAGGTGCTACTTTCTAGTTATGTGAAACTAGACGCTAGGTGAGGCGTTAGAATCAAAAGTTGCTACTGTGTTGAGGTTGCATCTCGGTCACCGACTGGTGTGTTTGTTAGGTAGCACTCATACCATTTATGTTATGTTAGCTAATTTGGGCTAGCGATTATTTACCTAGGCTTGATTCAGTTACCTTTACGGCTGGTCAGCCTGCCTATCCTGAGGCTTAAAATTAGGAATTGGGTCCAGTTGTTCAAACTGGTTCAAGCACTCTTTAGAGTGGTGTAATTCGACTATTATTAATGGTCTTAGTCACTATTCGGGATATTGGCCTGTTACTTGTCGGTTGTCAAGGAGCCCAGGTATCAGATACCAATTGTCACGTCTAAAGGGGGAAATCCCCAACCTGCCGAGGTTCCATTCGGCGACGGCTGAACCTTCGCGTCGATCTGTTTAGCCGCCGGCCTAACACCATGGGCGTAAGGTTGGTGTTGCAGGTAATAGCTAAGAAGCATCCTCAGCATAGGAGTTGTTAGCTGCCCAGTGTTGGTCGTTCACTGGGACCCTGACATTCAGGGAGTCACAACGTAAATTGACTTTAAAAGTTACGAGGTATGGTCGTGATCCAAAAGCCGACCAAGTCTTACAATGACTAACTTAACCAAGACCAGGGATTGTTTACACCCGGTAATTAGGGCCATATCACTACCTTTGGGTACCTGCTTCCACCAAATCGGGCAGATTACTATGACTTAAACTCGAGGTTGTAGAGCCACATCTGTCAATTCGATTTGGGTGGGGTGATTGTAAACATTTAGGCTCGAACGGCGTTTCTAGATTAACAAAGGCTAGATTTGGCCGTTATCAAATGTGTACTACTGGTTCTCCAAACCACTTAGTGGCAACATACTCCTTGCGTTGATGCGACGTGGTGTTGTCATCTGAAGTGGCCTCTGCTTGACTCTGCCGGGCGCTTGCTGGGCTCTAAAACACTACTACCCCAAATTTCCTCCACAACTACTGTACATATAGAAACTGATAATAATAATATGATCGACGCTTTTGACACAACTGCGTCAACATTGGCCATGCTTCTCTCACAATTATTTCGAAGTTCAACGTTGTTATATGTTCTTATAAATGTTGTTCGTTGCATGTTAGCTTATGCCAAACGGGGAATTGAACTATACGACCCACAAGGTAAATTCTTTTACTTTGTGCCAGATCGTGATGAAGATGGAAACCGTTTGATGGATGAGAAGAAGATTGGCCCATCAGTTGGAGGAATATGGGTAGTTGTGCTTTTATCGAGTTTTGTAGTGCTATTAACCGCTCTTGGCGGACGGTTAATGGTGATTTACCCTATCTATCTAGCAATTACTGTCTACGTCTTGGTAGGACGTAGGCGTGTGTGTATGACAGATAGGATCCGCTATTATAGATTCAGTGATTTAACTGGATCTCAAATGATATCATTCAGAGTACCAAATGAAGACATTTTCGATATCCGAGAAGGATTTACCACCAAATTGACTTTTTGTGAATTTACTGGTTATAGAATTACACAAAATATCTATTGGCGGGTTGCGGATACAAAATATAGAAATGTCGAGATTTTACCGGATGTGTTCACGTCAGTCTTTAGTGAACCATGCTGGTGTGCTAGTGAACCGCCACCGTTTAATGTATTGATGCGTGGCATGTTACGTGGAAGACAGCTTGGTCTGGACCCAGAGATATTTAGGGACCAAGTTTATGATACCTGGTTGTGGCTTCGGGAATACTTTCCGTTGCGTTATGGTCCAGGTATGGGTTTTCAACGTGCGGTTCACCAGGACTAATATTTGGATTTGAAGGATATCTTGCCGGCCCCGACGGGTATAGGGACCACGGTGTCACACCATTGCATGTGACACACGCAAATTTTCCGCGTGTATCAGTCGTGGCTCTCTTACCAGAGGTACGTTGGTGCCGGCCTACCCCAGATAGGGATGCTGTTCAAAACATCACCCATGGGGTAAATCACCGCCTAGTCTCGCGTACAGATATCGATGTTGTAACGTTGCGCCATTTTAGAGCTTTTGTTCATGCAGAATTAAAGAAGATGCCAAAGCTTCGTGACATTATGTCACTGGCTGATTGGCTGGCATGTTCAAATTATTCACTGCACCATCAGACAGACATGTTGTCTCAATGGGAGCAGGAACGTATGCGCGATGTTAACAATGATGATTTTGTGGCGAGGGCTTTTATTAAGGCGGAATCTTATGGTGAATACAAGCAACCCCGCATTATATCGGGTCGTGGTAACATCACAAAATTAGTTTTTGGACCATTTGTAAAGAGTTGTGAGCTGCTTGTTTATCACCATTTCCATGAAAATTTTGTAAAGAACTTTCCGGTTCAAGGTCGTCCTGAATTGTTAATGAACATCTTTGGTGATTTAGAGGTTTTAGAAACTGATTATACGAGTTTTGAAAGTAGTATCAGGGCCCCTATAATGAACGTTTGTGAGTGGGCTTTATTTAAGCATCTCCACGCGTCAATGGGTCAGAAGTATGTCAGATTTTTAAAGTTAAGATCATCATTGAGATTCAAAAACAAATTGAGAAAGGTAAAATTTGCCGGTATGGAACCTTACAGATTTTCAGGAGATTTGCATACCTCACTCGGTAATGGGTTTACAAACTTGATGCTGATGAAATTTGCGTGCCATTCAGGTGGTGCCAGTTTCCGAGGGTTAGTTGAAGGTGACGATGGATTGTTCGTCTTCGACCCTCGTATCGATTTATCAAAGATAACAGCACTTGGTTTCAAGTTGAAGTTGAAGAGATGTCCCAAATTTACTGTGGCATCTTTTTGTGGAATCGTCTGTTCAGCTGACTCCTTGATCCTAGACCCCATACAGACATTATTGAAATTGTTTGTATCATTCTCGCATTTAGCCAAGCTACCAGGCAAAAGACTCGGTTTGTTGAAGTCTAAAGCAATGAGTTTGTTGGCATTGGCGCCAAGAGCACCCGTCGTATCACGCGTGGCAAGTCAGATACTGTCGGAACTAAGCAATGTTATACCGGTCTATGACGTGATAGATGCAAGGTGGGAGTTTAAATCACGCCTTGTTTCCTTGAATGATCTGAGATTTGCTTGTTGTTCAGAGGTATCAGCCGAGTCACGGGAAGTTTGTGAGGCTGTTTTTGGTGTTAGTGTCGCTAACCAGTGTCTACTTGAGCAATATGTCAGTAAAGGTATTAGACATTTTGTTTCGAGTCGTCTTTTCACTGAGATGGTTTTGTGCCATGCCAGTCCTGATGTGATTGATTTTAGCTACCGTTATCAATTGTCATTTGGAAATTGCTGAGATTTCCGAGGCACTCACATGTCATCATAACCCGCGGATGATGACATGTTACTTAATGCGGGGTCACTAGGAGCTGCAGTTGTTACCTAGTGTCTAAATACAACTGCTACCGG